TTTATTTTGTATTTTTATCTTAAATATGATAACTATATCATCTTAAAAATAATTTATAGCAGAAAGCAAAATTGATAATATAATGGATAAGAAAATTATAGAATACCATTGTTTAAAATGGGACAAAGAAAAATGTGAACAACAATACCAAAAACAGTGTTCTTATGCTAAAGAAGGATTTATAGACCATTTTCCATCTCTATATGAGGCTCGTTATAATCATGGTACTTTTATAATTTATATAAATGAGGGAATAAAACCTTGCGGTGAGGGTATATATAAAGATGGAAATATACTTTTGTACTATATGTTAAAAACCAAATATAAAAATAAAGGTTAACATTTATAGGATTTTGGTTATAAAATACTCATACCATTTATCCCTATAATAATTAGTTTTAATATGACAGGACCGACATAATGATATTAAATTTAAAGGATTTAAATTCTTTTTATCATAGTCTATGTGGTGGATATCAAGCTTTTTATTCCATCCAATTAACTCATCTTGGTGGATGCCACATTCTTGGCAAATATAATTATCTCGTTGACGTATGGACTCTTTAAGAGTATCCGTCCAATCAAATGGATATGGAAATGTGGATATACCACCTTTCCAAAAATGACTGTTTTCCCCACCATATTTCCCTATTCTACTTAATGATATTTTTAATTTGGTTTCTTTGGTAAGATATTTACCTTTCCTATTACTTGGTTTACCTTTATGTGATAAAGACATTTTTTCTTTTTGTTCTTTAGACATTGGTATGCCTTTATTTGTAGGAGGTTTACCTTTATTAATTAAAGAAAGTTTCAACTTGGCTTCTGGGGTGTGGTGTTTACCTTTAAAAGCAGAAGGTTTACCTTTATTAGCTACACTAATTTTTAATTTGGTTTCATCAGAATGTTTTAAACCTTTATTTGGAGGTATACAACCTTTAGTTCTTCCCATACCATAGTATCCTACTACCTCCATGGAAAACTTTAGTATTATTTACTTGATTTTTAATAAATTTTATGTTAATATTAAATATAAATAAATAATCAACCAAATATAAAAATGTTAAAGGAATTAAATATAGAAAATGGAAAAAATTTATTATAGGATATGTAACAAATGGCAAAAATGTAAATTATTTGGTTGCAGAGGTAATTGTATCTATAGTATAAAACTAAATAATAATTTAGGTATAATTCCAAACCATAAAATATGTAATAATACATGGGTAATTATACAAGAAATATCACAAATCCAATATCTTATGGCACAAAAATATAAAAAAGTTCTATTAGATAATACCTTAATATAAGGTAAAAATAATGCTTCATTCACAGCTATGGGTAATAATTATAAAGTTAATAATATTAATAAGTTCCATGATTTGTTCAGCCCAGTGAACAGTTTTAGAACGGAAAAAATAGTTCAAGATCCTTTAATGGTATTACATAGTTATCTTAAAACCATACGCTGTAGAACAAGCAAAATCAAAACATGCTGTTCACAAAATTTCCAAAACTTTGTAAGAAAAATAATTTTCCAATTTTTTTCATCAATTATATTATAATATTATGAAACACCATGATTTGTAACTTGGAAAAATGTAAAAAAAGTGTTAAAGTTTTTTCACTTCCTAGTAGGATACTATGTTATAGTTTGAAAAAAACTTTAAACTTAAAAATAAAAATAGTTAACCAGTGAAATGAATGAAATGAATTGAACTGAAAAGAAAAGTATAAACCATAAAGTATACTATACATAGTTTTGATTGATGGTCTGTCTTTTGTTTATAATAAAAAATACTATATTAAAAAATACTATGCCCTTCGGGCATCCCACGTTTCTTGGGGAAACGTGGTCATATAATAGTTTTTCAATAAATATCCTAAATAAAATATCCTGAATAAAATAACTATTGATTCCTTGTTAATTATGTTGTATACTAATAGATATGACAGAATATAATGAAGTATGTTTAGATTGGGAACCTAAATGTTTAAAGGAAGAAAATTGTCTATATTGTAATGGGATTAATTATGCTAATAATGATAGACACCATTTTACCAGAAGAAAAAATATAAATAGTGTAATATGTTGTCAAGATATACACCAAGTTAAAGTAGCTAATGTAAAAACTATTTTATACCATCTTAAAATAATGAAAATTAAACAAAATTTAAAGGAATACCATAAAGATAATTATGACAACCTATAATATTTGTTACCAATATAAGCATTGTAAAAATATTAGTAATGGATGTTTGTGGTTAATAAATAAAAGTTGCCAAACAGGTCATTATGATAAATGTTTTGATAGTGATTTATCAGGTGATTGGGTGGTATATGTAAAAATACCTGTAGTAATATATTATATGATTAAAAATAAAATAAATAATAAGGTATAGGATATGAAATTTATATATAAGGTATGTTCAAAATATAAAACCTGTACCAAAATTTATCGTGTTTCTAATTGTATCCATGTAGGTTTTTATGAAAAGGATATAGAATTTAAATGTATCCAGTTAGAAGAAAGTAATAAAAAAATATTATTTATAGTAGTACCTAAAATAAGTTATTTTATGGTTAAACAATATCTTGAGAATAAAATTAAAAGGTTACGTGGTAAAAAAATAATACTTGACAAAAAGTTAAAAATATGAGATACTCTTATATAATGATAAATACAAATTATAAAGGAGACTAAATGGAAAAACAATATGATACTAAAGAAGAATATTTAAAGAATAAAAAGTTTTGGACAGATGATAAAGGAAATAAAATATCAACAAAAAATTTAAAAGAAGAGGATGTTACTGGTTTAACTAATACAGCATATAAACCAAAAGAAAAGAAACATTATAAAATCATATTTAACTTTGGTATGAGTGATATTAGGGAATATGAATTCTATGGAACTTATAAATCAGCAGAATTGGAAGCTGAAGCATTAGCTAAAGTTTTTGAAAAGGATATTAGTTATAATGTAACTATTAAATAAATGTTTAATTGGTAGTAGCTGCCAATTAAAATAAAAGCTACAATAAAACTAAGGAGGCAACACATGGAAACAAAAACAGTAGTATCGGCAAAGGGAAAAAAGTTGGTAGATGCAGTAAAGAATGCCACAGCAACCGTAGTAAAAGCAGACCCGAAAATGGAAGAAGTTACCTCAATGTCAGAAGATGGAGTTTATGTAGTTAATAACGGTAAAATTCTTAAAGCTCCGGTGATGGCCGGCAAGAAACTCATCTACAATTTGGTTGTTGACGATGAGAAAAAGAAACACTGGAAGAGGTTATTTTAGTTATTTGCCCAATACCCTAATGTTCTAAATAACTGGAAGAGGGTGGCACTATGACCTTTAAGTGTAAGAAGTGTAAAGTAATATTCACGTGTAAGAAAGGTTTCAAAGATCATTTGGAAAAACGTCACGGTGTGAGGGGAATACCTATGGAAAAGCTATTCTCCTCATATATGGATGTAAAAGAGAAAAATGAAGAAATGGAGTAATATGGGGTAATAGTAAATTACCCCATATTATTTTTACAGTGCTTGAATAAGAATTTGAAAATATTCATACCATTTATCTCTATAATAATTGGTTTTAGAATGACAAGGTAGACATAAGGAGATTAAGTTTGAAGGATTTAAATTATCTTTATTATAATCTATGTGGTGAACCGGTAACTTTTGATGCATTCCAATTAAATTTTCCTGTTTCAACCCACATATTTTACAGGTATAGTTATCCCTTGTTCTTATCAGTTCTCGGAGTTCTTCATTCCATTCAGTTGGATATGGAAAAAAGGAAATACCTCCTTGCCAGTTAGGATGGTTTTCACCTTTCATAGCTAAAGACATTTTTAATTTGGTTTCATCAGATATGTGGGTACCTTTAAGAGTATTAGATATTTTCTGTTTGGTTTCATCTGATATAATCCTACCTGTATTTGCTAAACTAATTTTTAATTTAGATTCCTCTGAATGTTTTCTACCTTTGGATGCTTGTGATATTTTAAGTTTAGCTTCATCTGATAAAACTTTACCTTGCATACCTTTATGGTTTAAACTGAGTTTCTTTTTAGTTTCCTCTGTTACAATTTTACCTTTATTTCCTAAACTAATTTTAAGTTTTGTGGCATCTGTATGTTTATAACCTAAAAGATTTTTATTGCCTTTTTTAGCCTCTGATATTTTTAATTTGGTTTCTTCTGAGTGTTTAAAACCTTTAGGTATTGGCATATTAACACACTACTCCCATACCATAGTATCCTACTACCTCCATGGAAAACTTTAATAAAATTTTTAGCTTGACAAGTTATTTATTTTATGTTAATATTAATTAGTAAATAAATAATTAAAGGAGAGTATTATGAAAATTGTAAGAAATACCATTCAATATGCAAATTTTAAGTTTATGACACATAGAGGTATTGTCCATGTTAAAGTAGCTTATAAAATAGAATCAGAACCTAATGAAAATGAACCTGAAAAAGAAGTAGGAAAATTAAAATATGGCATATCTTTTTGTTCACCGAAAGATTCTTTTAGTTTCAAAAGAGGGAGAGAACTTGCCACAGAAAGATTACATACTGGCATGATTATAAAGGGTAAACCTTTAACTGATGCTGATACTATTCTTATTGGACCAGATTTGGTTGATTTTCCAATACGAGAAATCCTAAAGAGCCTGATTGCTCATGTTGCCAATAAATATTTATATGCCTGTTTTAGTAATAGGTTAAATATTCATTCTTTTATTGAGAAGAATAATGCCTAAAATCTGGTGCACGGCTGATCTCCATTTCAATCATCCTAAATGTATAGAATATTGTGGTAGGCCATTTAAATCTTTAGAAGATATGCATAGGGTATTAATTTTTAATTGGAACCAAAGAATTAAACCTGAAGATATTGTTATTATTAATGGAGATTTTATGTTCCATAGTAAACAATATACTTTTGATTATTTTCAAAAAGTTTTAAATGGAAATAAAACCTTTGTTTTGGGGAACCATGATTTTAAAAATAGGTTACCTTCTAAAATAACTTCCTTATCTTTGTATCATGCCAAACAAGAAATTTTTGTAACACATAACCCGGACCATTACAATAAAAGTTATAAAATTAATCTTGTGGCACATGTACACCAATATTGGAAAATTAAAAAAATAGGAAATTCTATTCTCTACAATGTGGGGGTTGATGTTCATGATTTTATGCCAGTTTCTTTAAATGAAATATTGGAAAATATCCAAAGAGCATATAAAAGGAAAGAAATAATTTGATGTACTACTACCAAGTATGTAACCAATATAAAACCTGTGAATATAGGAATTGCCATGCTTTAGGTGTATGGGTTACTTATTTACCAAACGAATTATTTACACTAGTAAATGATTGTTCCTTAAAAAAACAACCTTTGTGGGAATATTTAACTCTTACCCAATTTTTAATTGCCAAAGTTATATATGATTTGGTTTTAGTTCAAGGTGTAGAGGGTATAAATAATAGTTGATTTATTATCTTTTTTATGTTAATATCTATTAGTAAATAAATAATCAAAAGAAGGAAATTAATGTTAATACGGAAATATTGCGGTTGTATTTTAACTAAAACTTCTTTTTCAAATGGAGTTGTCTATCTCTCTTGTGGGCGGCCTGGACATACGGGGGTACATATATTTAATTTACGTGTAGATGCTAAATCAATAAAGAAAAAGGATTTAACCAAAGCAGAAATTTCCCTTTTAATGAAGGGCGCCTTATTGCAAGCTAATAAAAAGAAGAAAATATATGGCTAATACTTATACTAAAATACTCATACCACTGAATACGGTTGTAATTTGTTTTAATATGGCAGGACCTACACAAGGAGATTAAATTTGTTGGATTTAAATTATCCTTATTGTAATCTATGTGGTGGATATCAAGTTTTTGGTCAAGTTCGTCTTGGTGGATGCCACATTCTTGGCAAATATAATTATCCCGTTCTCGTATGGATTCTTTAAGGATATCTGTCCAATCTTGTGGGTAAAGAGACATACCACCTTTCCAGTTAGGATGGTTTTCACCTAAAAGGTTTTTTGATATTTTAAGTTTAGCTTCTGGTGTATGGTGTTTCCCTAACATTCCACAAGATGATGGTTTACCTGTATTGGCTAAACTAATTTTTAATTTAGATTCCTCTGAATGTTTTCTACCTTTACTTGCTAAAGATAATTTGTTTTTGGTTTCATTGGAAATTAGTTTACCCTTATTTCCTAAACCAATTTTTAATTTGGCGGCATTTGTATGTTTATAACCCAAAGTTCCCATATATTATACTGCTCCTATATAATAATATCCTACTACCTCCATGGAAAACTTTAATAAAATTTTTAGCTTGACAACATATATTTTTTATGTTATTATTAATTAGTAAATAAATAATACAAGGAGAACATTATGAAGCCTACGGAATTAAAAACTTTTCTTGTAACAGCATTTGAGAACCGCTGGCCTGTTCTTATTACAAGCGGCCCGGGTTGTGGTAAAACAGATATTATATCCGATGCTGTTAAAACTATAGGATACGATTTACTGGTTACACATCCTGTAGTAAGTGACCCAACAGATTTCAAAGGTATGCCTTATGTTTCACCCGATGGAGAAGCATTATTCGTTCCATTTAACGACCTTAAACATTTAGTGGATGCTAAAAAAGATACAGTATTTTTCTTTGATGATTTTGGACAAGCTCCTGTAAGTGTACAAGCTGCCGCTATGCAGTTACTTCTTGCCAGAAGAATTAACGACCATATAATAAGTGACAAAGTAACTTTTATTGCCGCAACTAATAGACGGCAAGATAAAGCTGGTGTATCCTCTATTCTTGAACCAGTTAAATCAAGATTCTATTCAATAGTAGAATTAACACCAAGCACAAAAGATTGGGTTGAATGGGCATATAAACATGACATGCCCGGAGAATTGATTGGATTTATAAGATGGAGAGAATCTACAAAGGGTGGTATACTTTATGATTTTCAACCCACTATTGAATTGCAAAATTCTCCTTGCCCACGAACTGTAGCATTTCTTGGTAACATGTTAAAAGTTGGTATACCTGATAGTATTAAACTTGAAGTATTTAAAGGTGCTGTGGGTGCAGGGTTTACCTCTGAATTTTTAGCATATCTAAATATTTGTAAAGAGTTACCTGATCCTGCTGATATTATTAATAATCCTACAAAAGTTCCTATTCCAAAGAAACCTGATATATTATTTGCTATTTGTTCAAATCTTGTAACCAAAACAACCAGAAAGAATTTTGTCAATATTATGAAGTTTATTAATAGGTTGCCTGATGAATTTGGTTTAATGCTTGTACAAGATATTCTTACTATGGATAATACATTTGCTGATTTAGAACCGTTTACAGAATGGTCGTCCGCTCACTTGGAATTATTGCCGTAGTTTACTTTGAAAGTATTTAATCCAATCTTCTCTTGTATAATTAGTTTTAGAATGACAAGGTAGACATAAGGAGATTAAGTTTGAAGGATTTAAATTATCTTTATTATAATCTATATGATGTACAGATAACTTCTTATGTCTACCAGATAAAGCTTCTTGTTTTAAACCACATTCTTGACAGGTATAGTTATCTCTTTCTCTTATTTGGTTTCTTAGTTTATTGTTCCACTTAAATGGATATGGAAATGTGGATATACCACCCAACCAATTAGGATGGTTTTCACCACTAAATTGCCCTATTTTACTTAATGAGATTTTTTGTTTTGTTTCATTTGAATGATGTTTACCTTTAAAGGTAGAAGGTTTACCTTTTTTAGCTTTGGACATCTTTTGTTTTGTTTCGGTTGATACACATCCTTTTTTTAATCCACCAGAATGGTTGGTAGATAATTTTTTTCTTGTTTCATCTGATATGTGTGTACCTTTTAAGGTGTTGGATATTTTTTGTTTGGTTTCATTTGTACAAGGTTTACCTTTTTTAGCTTTGGACATTTTTTGTAATGCTTCTGGTGTATGGTGTTTCCCTTTAAAAGTAGAGAGTTTCCCTTTATTAGCTGAACTAATTTTCTTTTTATGTTCCTCAGTAAGTTTAAAACCTTTGGGTCTTGACATATTAATACATTGCTCCTATATAATAGTATCCTACTACCTCCATGGAAAACTTTAGTAAAATTTTTAGCTTGACAACATATATATTTTATGTTATTATTAATTAGTAAATAAATAATACAAGGAGAATTTATTATGTCCAATCTTAGAGAAAAAGCTTTATTAATAACATTGTGTATGCCCGCATTTGGTGGGTATAAGCATGATAAAGATGCTGGTGCTTCTGTTAAAGAAAAGTTTGGCATTGATGCTTCTGAAGATGCTGGAAACTATAACAAAAAGCTTATGCCAAATCTTATTAAAAAGATTAACAGTGAGGGGGCAAAACTTAGAAATTGGTTTACTTCTGTTACTCTTCCATGGGATAATAATGGCAGACACATAATACTGTCAAAAGCTTATCTTCCATTTCTCAAAGAATTTGCTGAAAGAAAAGCTAAAGTTATGGCAGTAGTTGAAGAAGAAGCCGACCACCTTTCAGAAGAAATTGAGAAGGATAAAAAACGTCTTAGCGGTTTATGGAAAATAACAGATTACCCAACAAGGGATGAACTTATTAGCAAGTATACTATTAAGTTATTTCCTGAACAAATTCCTAACAATGAAGATTTCAGAGCCGATTTGAACCAAGCTGATATAGACCAATTGAAAGTGGAAATGGGTGATGTAGAAAAAGAAAGGCAAGATTTAGCCATGAAGAAATTATGGGGACGTGTCTTTGAAGCTGTGAACCATCTTGTTGAAAGGATTGATGATCCTGATGAAACATTTAAAAATGCAACAATAACCAAAATTCAACGTATTTGTGATATGATGCCTTCTTTAAATATTGAAGATAATGAAGATATGAAAGAGGTTGTAAAAGGTTTACAGGAAAATATCCTTACAATTGACCCAGATGATATTCGTTATGATTCCATATTGCGAAAGAAAGTCAATACCTTTGCTAAAGATATTTTGGATAAAATTACATATAACCTATAAAAAATAATTGAAAATATTCATACCATTTATCTCTATAATAATTGGTTTTCATGTGACATGAGGTACACAGTGATATTAAATTTGTTGGGTTTAAATTATTTTTATTATAATCTATATGATGTACTTGGAGCTTTCGGTCAAGTTCATCTTGGTGGATGCCACATTCTTGGCAAATATAATTATCTCGTTGACGTATGGACTCTTTAAGAGTATCCGTCCAATCAAATGGATATGGAAATGTGGATATACCACCTTGCCAATTAGAACCTTTTTCACCTTTTTGGGCTAAGGACATTTTTAATTTATGTTCTTCTGATTTGGGTATGCCTTTTAATTTTCCTTTATGTGATAAAGACATTTTTAACTTTGTTTCTAATGTATGGTGTTTACCTTTTTTAGCTAAAGACATTTTTTGTTTATGTTCTGGTGATAATAATTTACCTTTAGTTGTTCCTGGTTTACCTTTTTTAGCTAAAGACATTTTTAACTTTGTTTCATTAGATACTTTTTTACCTTTATGTACTAAACCAATTTTACGTTTATGTTCCTCTGTTAAATGTCTTCCCATATAATAGTATCCTACTACCTAAGTGGAAAACTTTAACATTATTTACTTGCTTTTTAATAAATTTTATGTTAATATTAACTATTAACATATAAGAGGTAAACATTATGCATTATGATAATCCTATAGTAGTAAAATTAAATAGTTTAACGCTTGGAGTTTATTTACATGGGGTATTAGGATCTGAAAAAACTGAATTAGTTATTAATAGTATAATTGATGCCAAATATTTTAATCCTTTTATCTTATATAAAATTTTACAGAATCCTAATAAATATTTTAAACGATTTAAATTAAATAATATCCTTAAAACAGAAACCTGGTATATCTTAATATTTCAAACTGATGAAAATGGAGACCTAAAACTTAAAGATACTTTTGAATTACCATTAGAAATACCAGATGATATACTTAAATTACATTAAAAGTATTGCTTTTTTCTGTGATATGTGTTATATTTATTAATCAGTATAAGAAACAATAAGAGGAGGATTCCATTGAAAGAAAAATCCGATAATCTCCAAAAATCTAAGATGCAACTTATAATGACTAACCCTTTCTTTGCAAGGATATTGTTAATGTTTGAGTTTGTGGAAGATAAACATATGTTTCCTCCTACTATGGCAACTGATGGATTAAGATTATATTATCATCCTGAATTTATTAAACAAAATTCAGTACAAAATTTAATAGGAGTTTTAGTCCATGAAACAGAACATGTACTATTTGGCCATTTATCTGATATAGTAGGAAAGAATTTAGAAGTATATAACATGGCATGTGATTATGCTATAAATCAGTTAATATTAGATAATGGTTTTTCATTACCTGAAGGTCGTTTATTGGATAAACGATTTAATAATATGAACCATTTAAAAATTTATAAGATCCTTATGTCTGAATTGCAAGATCAAGATAAAAATGGTCAAGATAATGGACCTGGTAGTGCAGGTGGAGGTAATATGCTTGGTAAAAATGGTAACTTTGGTCAAATAAAAGCTCCAGTAAATCCAGAAACTGGTAAACCTTTAACCCAAGCTGAAATAGATATTATTAATAATAATATACAGATGAATGTGGCTGCGGCACTTGAAACTGCTCGGCAACAAGGTAATTTGCCACAACATCTTGAAAGATTAGCAAAAGCTATTTTAACTCCAAAGATTTCTTGGGAAGAAATTATGCGTGAATTTATGACAGCAAAAGTACGGAATGATTATACATATATTAAACCAA